TCAGACCTACCATGTGAGCAGTGCCAGTAGACATGCCATCCCAAATTGCCAAGTAGGCACAGTCGAGGGCCGGGCACGTGGCCAGCATTTCCTCATTGCGTATCAGGCCCGCACGTTTGCCGTGGCGATCCCACTGCGCAGGGTGAGCGTTGACGCTATTGAGAGGGTCTGTGAGGAGATGCTTTTCAGCCCAAGTGTCTGCGGATTTATCAACGCCGCGAGCGCCACCGTGAGTGAGTTCGGTGATGGAGTATTTGGCATGGAAGCCGTCGAGGACTGACTCAACGACTAAGGGTTGGATGCCGCGACTGCCTGTGATGAGTAGGTGCATTACGCTACCTCCAAGATGGTTAGTAGTGGCATGATGATGATGCAAAGACTGAGTAGGCCTAATGCACCAGCGGCGTGCATGACTGTCGGGTGGTCTTTGCCCAAGCGTTTCTCTAATTGCTCAAACCATACTATCTCAGGGTCAGGGTTGATCTCCTCGAAAGTTGGATGTGGGCTACAGACGTCGCAGATCTGGTCGCTGTTGCAGGTGCAGGGACAATCGTTCTTGATGCTCATCGTATCCTCCTTTGGTTGAAGTGTATCCCCACGCCTGAGCCGATGTGGCCCAGACGTGAGGTGGTTGGTGTTACAGTCCGTAGGCATCAAGCAAGCCCACGTTGTGGTGGCGGTTTTTGATGTAGAAGTAGCCTTTCTCCGTGGTGCCGCCAATGACGCTGAAGCCTTTGGCCTTGACGGCGCGCCAGAAGACCACTGCATCCTCTCTGAACTCGAAGATTACAATGCCGTCGTCAGCCCAATGGCGTTTGTTGAAGTCAGACTCGGGATTCAAATGTCGAGGTGTAGCAACCATGTCTCTTCCTCCTCGGTTTTGCTGTTGCGAGTGTTTCTCTCTCTATGTGCCCCACTATTGGTACAGCAAGTTTGCCGCTGTCATTGGGAGGAAGGGGAACTGGTAATATCACCAACCACCCCAGATGTTTTAAAAAAGGGGGATATTAGCAGGTCAAAGGGCGGAAGGGGACAGTGGACGCCTAGGGAGTCGGCGCTACAATGCTACTAGAGCGACTGAAAACAATTTTCACAGCAAGGGAAGTGACAACACGCTTCACCGTTGGCGCGATCCTTGCCCTTCAAATTGTTTTCAGGGAGCGACAACACTGAACTATGACCGACGAGTCTGCGACTTGCTCCCTGCTGTTTGGGCCTTGCCGAATCTGTGCTTAGTAGGGTAACAGGCGTTGGTTGTCGGATGCTGACACTTGGAGGACTAGCTGCCCAAACAAATACCTTGGAGCGAAGCGGTGCAGATTTGATGGACATAGAGAGAGATTTCGCAAACTCTAGGGAGCGCGAGGGATTAGGACGAACGCCACCCCATGAATGTGGAAGGGACGGGGCAGGCGTTTGGGATCTAATTGCTTTGTGGGGTGCGTTTGTCCCCTCGTGGCAGCTGATGGGAAGCGGTCGAGCTTTACATAATAACAATCAAGCGGAAGGCGGCTGTATGCCTGAGCATTGTGCGGTTATTATGTAACGCGACGGGGCGTGTCGGGTGCTGCCGTGGAAGGGACGGGGTTGTTGGATGGGACGGCGCGGTGGTTGCGGTAGAGCACGGTGGGTCGATGACCGATGGAGGTGCTACTGGTGTTGTATCGAAACGTTGGTCCACGGCTGTTGGTGGTCCTACGTTTCGCAGGGATATGTAAGGGACTGGTCCCTTGCACCGTCGGAGACAACGGCGTAAACGAGGTGGTCTCACGTTGGGCGATCGGCGTAAGCTGTTGGCAGGGTTAAAGCTGCGATTGCTGACTCTTGGCACTGGGGCTGGTCGTGTAGCTTTGTCGTGGCGGAGGGGCTTTGCTCTGCGTTCTCGTGTGCCTTTTGCGTTGGCTTGTGTCGCTGTGGTGGCTCAGTCTGTCGGCTTGGCGCTGTCGGTTGGTGCGAGCACCCCCCGGGGGGAGGGGTCTCCCCCGGCGGCATCTGCGACCCCCACTAAAGAAGGCAACTCGGGTGTAGATTCGCTCAAATCATTGTCGTTACGTTCTTCCCACTCCGCTTCTATGGCATTCTCACCCATCGACTCAACGAATCGCTTGGCATCGTCTTCTGTGGGCAGGCTGTCGGCCAGTTGTAGCAGGCCTTCCGACACCCTTGCCACCTCTTCAAGCGTTTCTATCAGTGCCGTCCTGGGCTTTAATTGAGATATGAGTCGTTCGTCTGTGATGGTCTGCCTTACGAAGTTGAGGTAGATCTCAGCGGATCGGCTGTGGCCGCGCAGGGCGTGTTCAGCCAGTACCTCTAGTATCTCCGGTGCCCTGTCGACGGCTTTGCCTGCCACCTCGGTGAGCATCTGGTGGTAGACTTCGGGGCCTTTGGCGAGGTGGTAGAAGTCGGTGTTGGGGGTTATGCCGTTGGAGCGAGCAAGGTCGGCGAGGCTTTTGTTCTGCCGCATCTCGCTGGGTATGCTCTTCCACTTGGCTACCAGCTCGACGACGGCGGCTTGCTTCTCTGTAAGTTTCTTAGCCATATATGCGAGAGGGGACGCCGGGCGAGTGGCGTCCCCTCATCCTGTAGGAGGATACAGACCACGTAAGGGTGGCACCTTTAATATAAGTTGATTATCGTTACGCACCAGTCAAAAATTTAGCGACCTGCTTTTCGATCTGGCGTATCATCCACTGTAACTCTGTGTCACTGTATTTGTGGTAGCGTAATCGGCGTAGGTTTTGTTCAGCGAATTTGCGGGGGACGCCCTCTTGCCGTAGGGTGTCGTGCATCTGCTGTATAAGCGCTTTAGACGTTGGCGTAGACAGAGCCCTATCCCCCGTAGGAGCCTCTGGGGAAGTCATTATCCACCGTGGTGCATAACATGACTCCGTAGTTTAACGTCATATCCGGACGGGGCCTGCGCGTTTGAACGCTTCACCGAGGGGGCCGCAACGGGGTCCGACTTGCATAGGGATCTGCTTGGGGTTGTAGAGCTGCGCCGTGCAGCTGTGAGCGAGTGGCGTGAATGCCGTGCCTGAGATGTGCTAACCCAGGAACCTTATCTTGGGACATGTCTTCTCGGTATGCTCGTGTTCTCGCCCTATCAGCGAGCAGCCGATGCTTTGTGGTATGCTTAGGAAGAAGGGTTGAGCATTGTTTTTTAATCCAGAAACAAACGGCGGGCAGGGATGTTGGTCCCGTTCCGCGCGTCTGTAGGTTACTGCTTATTGGGTTACGACAATGTAATGGCATCGCCATTGCCTGTCAAGCTAATTCCATTACAAGCTATCATGTTGTTCCTTTTTCTATATTATCGAGGCTAACCAGCGCCTCTCTGGCTTTTAAGATGGTTTCCTTGTTCTCATCCAGCTGCTTGTCTATGACCGTGTTTTGGATCTGCAAGGGGCGTTGCTCCCTTACGATGGTGTCTGTTCTTACCAGTGCGGTCATGAGTTCTTTGATAGTGCTTGCAATCACGCGGGGTTCCTCACAGATCTGCCAATCGGCCTTAGGGGGAGGTGGGTAGCTCTATCCACCACCACGACACTATGCGCGGTGGTATTTCCTTCGATGCAGTTACAGCAGGGCTTTCAAGTGTCAACCTGCACAGCGTCTGAGGCATGTTGTAGGTTTGGTTGGGTCGGCGCCACACTGACTTTGCGATGACCAATAGCTCTTTGGAGGTGTCTCGGTCCCCCGGCTCCCCGACGATGTCGATGCTTTCAACGGTAGTAAAGATCTCGTATTGGTGCGGTTGGTCCCTATCGGGCACGTTGTATCGACACATCGTTTCCCAGTCGACAAATCCCCGCGAGTAGTCAATCACTTCGCCATTGATTGTGCCGCCTTGTTCGATGCCCCATAGCTCTCCTATTCGACCCGGGGACGGTTGGAAGTAGTGTGGCGAACTACATTTAAAGTGTGGACTGATGTATTTCCTATACCTTCGCTCCATGTCTTCGAGGGCTAAGTCGCGGATCAGGTTGGGGATCACGTAGTCTATTGTGGGTATTCCGGTTCTTCGGCTGGTGTTTTCTGGCTCTCCGTGGCACAATGACTCCCATGTCAGCCCTGTGCGATTAACGATGGCTTGCATTGTATTTACGTCTACTTTTTCAAACTCACGGCGTGCTATCCTTGCGATCGTCTGCCGAGTGACGCCGATCTCTATAGCAAAGTCACTAATCGATACTGAATGTAGGTGCAGCCACTCTGATAGCGGCGTGGGCTTGGTCAGGTGCATGTGCTATGTCTCCTTTCCTGTTGGGTCACTTAACGTATGGGGGCTCTACCACAGATGCAATAGAAATCGGAGGATTTGCGTTACATCGTTGTAACACATTGCCGCCATACGTTATTTTTGAACAAATCAGCGCGTTTTTCATCGATTTGTAACGACAATAAATTGATTAGAATAGAATAAATGTGACGTTATGCTTTTTTTGTGTGTATGTTATCATTACATTAACGACATGTTCCATGTGAAACACAATGGAGGGTTACATGGGCGGTAAGATGAGTCGAGACAAAGGAGGTCGCGTTGAGCGTGAGCTGGCTAATGCGTTTAAGGCTGCGGGCATCCCGGCCGAGCGCGTGCCGTTGTCGGGCGCTGCCGGTGGTTCATTCAGTGGAGATTTACTGATCGGTAATACGTTGATCGCTGAGGTCAAGGCCCGTAAGGAGGGTGCGGGCTTTAAGACGTTAGAGGGATGGCTTGGCGATAACGACCTGTTGATCCTCAAGCGCAACAACCAGTCTCCTATGGCGGTGGTTCCTTGGGATCAGCTGTTGAAACTTTTAACTGCGGCGGGTTATGGAGAGGACGATGCACCTGACGATCAATCGATACCAGATGGATAAATCGGGCACGTTGTCGCGGGTCACGGTCGGCGATCACAACTATTATGGTATCGAGCGCCCTTGGATCAACAACAGGCCCGAGGTAAGCTGTATCCCCGGTGGTGAATACGCCCTTATCCACCACTGTAGTGAGAAATATGGCGATGTATGGGCCTTTATCGGCGGCAGCGTCTCCTACCAGCCCAACCGTCAAGCGGATCGCTATGCGTGCTTGATCCATTCGGCTAACTACGGCCATCAGGTCAAGGGGTGCCTTGGCTTGGGCAAAGACAAGGGGTTGGCAGCCGACGGCTCGCTGGCGGTCTGGAGCAGCCGTAATGCCATCGATGAGCTACGCACGATCCTTCCCGTCGACGGTGAGGCGGTGCATACGGCCTCCGTGCGGTGGTTTGACCAGTGAGCTTTGACCTGAGTAAGCTGGCCTCGCTGGCGGTGCAGCTGCGGGAGCGCCCCTTCCTGCATGAGGCTTTTCAGGCGGCCGACGCCAAGGCCTATGAGCAGATCCGTCACTTGGCAACCACCCCTTTCTTCCAGTGGTCCCCCTTTGGAGCGATCGAAGGGAAGCGTTACGGTGGTTACACAGGCAGCGACCCCTGTCAGGCGGGTGCCCTGTTAGATCCCAGTAACAACAAGTGGTTAATAGCAGGAAACCGCGGTGGTAAGACGATTGCGGGCCTTATGGAAGATGTCGCGGACTGTCTGGGCCTCGATGTGGTCACAAAACAGAAGTCCAAGCGCTACCAAGGCCCCATCGGCATGTGGATCGTGTCGGACACAGAAGAGACGAGCGTTAATGTGTGTGAGCGGACGTTGGTGGATCAGGTGCTGGGCGAAGATGAGGCAGGCTTTTTGTGGAATTATATAGACGATTCCTCCAAGTGGTCGTCTCGTTCGGGATGGGCCGAGCATCGGCTGGCCTTCACCAATGGCTCGTGGATACATTTTAAGTTTAGCACGCAAAAAAGAAACACCTTCCAAGGTGTCCGACTGCATAAGGTGCATCACGATGAGGTGCAGCCTCGTGAGATCTACGGCGAGTGCATGGCTCGACTAGCCGACTTCCACGGTAAGTTTTTGGGCACGATGACCCCTGTCTTTGACGAAAAGCGCGGTGGCATACCGTGGATCTACGAAGAGCTTTTCCTGCATCAGCGCGCCAAGGGCATCACCTTCCACCGCTGGTCTATGCTCGACAACCCTTATATCCCACAGGATGCTAAGGACCGGCTCATGCAGCAGTGGGACGAGGATGAGATTGAGGCGCGTGTGCACGGTATGTTCGTGCCTATGGGCGTCAAGCTGGCTTTCTCTTCCAAGCTGCTGCGCGAGATGCGGTCTTTGGTGTGTAAGCCTGTGATGAAGGGCCATCTGGCGATGGACGAGGCCGGTGCGGTGACCTGCGAGGCGGCATGAGCTACGATCTGCGCGTATGGGGACCACCCCAGCATGGACTGACCTACGTCATCGGCGGCGATGTCGCTGAGGGCCTCGCCCACGGCGATGACTCCGTCTATGAGGTGATCGAAGTGGCATCGGGACATCAGTGCGCGGAGCTGCAAGGCAAGATCGACCCCATCACCTTCGGTGAGCTGGGTTACATGCTGGGCACCTATTACAACAACGCACTCATCGGCATAGAGAACAACAAGGACGGTGGGGCCAACCACGTCCTGCAGCGGCTGGGCTACGAGAACATCTACCTCCAGCAGAACAACTCGGGCGAGCCGTGGGACAAGGCCACCGCCAAGCTGGGCTTCAATATGAACCTGAAGACGCGCCTCACGCTCATCGCACAGGCCCGGCGTTGGATGGAGGAAGGGGCGGTCCTTCCCCACTCTACCGATCTATTGACTCAGTTTGAGACGTTTGTCTTTACCACCACTAAGTTCGAAGCGGTCTCCGGCGCACACGATGACCTCGTCATGGCGTGGGTCATCGCCATTGAGATGTGTAAGTGGCAGGTCGAGTGGGGCGAGGCGCAGCAGAACAGCCTCAACCCCTACTGGCAGGGCCATGAGCTCAACGAGTGGGGCGAGGAAGACCTGGATAAAGGGACGGGCTTGGTCGACAAGCACATCCAGCAGCAGCAGCGCAAGCAAGAGCGCGAAGACCCACAGTATGAATCCAGCGCGGAGGCAATGGTATAATGGATTATATGATGGTTTTATATTTCTTTGTTATGTTTGTTATGAATGCGGCTCTACTGCGGCAACTCAATCAGGAACGACTAGAGCGCAAGGAGACGATGGACCGCTTTGAGAAGCTGGCTGTCACCGTGCGCTATGCCCAGTTGCAGCAAGAGATGCCTGAGACCACGACTCTCCCGGACTGGAACTTTGCTGAACCCAGCTTCGCTCCACGCGGTCGTGCCTCAGTAGCCGATGTGGAAGGAGAATAGGTATGGCTGAGATCAGTAAAGATGCCAATCAGTCGGGCCATTTTATTGGATCGGGTGGCCGAGGCAACACCACCTCCGGTGCATTGATAGGCGAAGACGGGACAGAGAAGCCCACGGTGGCGATTGAGTGGGCTTCCGGTAAGCCTTCGGATAGTGAGGTGGCGGCTGCCGAGCCAGACGAGGAGCCAGTGACCAGCACTGCGCCCGAAAGGATCGACATTGAAGAGGGGCCGCTGTGGATCGCCGCCACGCTGCTGCGCTCTTTGCCCTTCCATGCGTTTACCAGTCCCAACCAGCCCGCTGGCAAGGCGTGGTTTTTCCCATCGGCCGACACCTATATGTTCAATGAAAAGGACTGGTCTGGGGCGTGCCTGCTGATGGCTGACCAGCTGCGGTCGATGGCTGAACAAGAGTCGGTGATTGACCATCGTATCGACAGTCCCTACGACGATCCGCAGGTAGGCCCTGTTTTAGCGATGTCGGGCGGTAATTTTATGACCGTGAAGGAAAATAATCAAGACACAGAGGAAGAGGAGTAAATGCAGTCGTAAACTCTTCTGTTTCACTGTTTTAGGGGCAATGGCGAGGTGTAAAAGACTTGCATTGCCCCTTTTTTGTGCCCAATCTTTACTATGACGTAATGCGTTTACCATTACAAGTACTAGTAGAGGTTTTATGCCTAAAGTGAATGGACGGCAGTTTCCATATACCTACCAAGGGCGTGCTGACGCAGAAGCCTTTCGGGAGCGCACTGGCGATAAGATCGAAGCCATGCGCAAGAAGTCGCCTAGCCAGAACCCCAAGAAGAGTAAGAAAAGCAAGAAAAAGGGGGGATAGGTGGAAGAACACGTCTACGGCAACGGCACCCCCGTCTCTGAGCGCAAGGAAGAGCCTCAAAACGACGAAGAGATCCTTTCCTTCGTAGAGGACTCGTGGCAGTATCTGTCCAAGTCGCGCTTAGGTCTGGAGACCAGCTGGAAGGAGAACATCCACTTCTTCGCGGGTGACCAGTGGGTCCGCTACCTACCCCATGCACGCCGCTTCACCAAGCACAGTTTAGATGAGTGGGTGCCTACGCCTACGACCAACCTGCTGAGTAAGCACGGCGACCGCATCCTCGACATCTTCACCTCTGGTGACATCCTACCGATCGTAGACCCTGCCAGCCGCGACCAGTCCGACCTCGAAGCGGCTAAGGCCGCTACGCGGTGCCTCCACTCCGAGTTCAAACGCCTCCAGTCTGAAGAGAAGCTGTTGATACCAGCGGCTATGTGGTTGCTGGCCGCTGGCAATGTGTTCCTCTATTCGGGTTGGAATGGGCGGGCCGGTGACAAGGTGCGCCGCCCCAAGACGAGGCTGACACAGGTAGAGCAGTCCGACACCGTCTTGGAGTGCGATAACTGCGCTACGACGATCCCTGTAGCGACAGGCCTTGAGCGCTGCCCCGACTGCAACGAGGTCTTACGACAAGGACAGGCCTACTCGCTCGATGAGCTGGGCAATCAGCAATACCTGGACAAAGAAGAGCCTGTAGTCAACGAGGCAGGCCAGCCCCAATATGACGAGTTCAAAGTGGGCAATGTCATTGAAGACGTAGTCTCGCCCCTCAACTTTTTTCCGATGCCCGCTAAGAACTTCGATCTGTGTCGCTATGCGATCGAAGCCGATCCGATGGACATCGATCACATCAAGAGCCTGTTCGGTAAGGCGGCCGACAAGGTCGTGCCTGAGAATCTAGAGTATGAGGACTGGCCGGGCGTCTATGGCCATGCGATGCAGGCCTACTTCCAGCCCGAGCGCGAGCGCAACCGCGACCATGCCCTCGTCAAGATCTTCAGGCATATCCCCGACCCCCGTTGGAA